ATCTTTATTCCAGCGTTCTGTAATAAAATATTCATATTTTCTTTTATAAAATTTTACAAATATATGAAATATAATTAATAAACATATAATTATTAATATACCATATTTATATGATATTTTCATGCTATTAAAATATACGAATTTATTAGTATAGTATGAGTGCATGTGCTCGTTGCAGATGGGGTCCGGGTACTACAACAGAGCGACCTCCAAATACAGAGAATGCTAAGCAATTAGAAGGAGGACTTGCTGCTTTGCTTGCTGCACGTCAATCACAGGATACTAAATATTTCCCTAATTGCAGTGAACCGGTTTCTTCTCAATTACAAGAAACACAGAGTTCAAATCCCCATAACTTGGGAAATAGGCTAATGAATAAGTGATTTTGCAATTAGGGAACGCAGAGTCTGCTGACTGCAATCTGCAGATGAAGTCCCTGAGAGTCGCAGTATCATCACCCAGATAGGCAGCACATCTGCCACCAGGTCGCAGAGCAGTCGCAGATTTCTGCAACACATTTATCATAAAAGCTTCCGCTTCAGGAGTGTAATCAAATAAATCTATTAATACTGCATCTGCAGATTGACCCTCTAAATGAACTGTCGATGCATCTGCGGCTATTACAGATAAGCGAGGATTGTTATATACTCCCTTATTCCAATGACGTAAGTGGCGATCACACCATATCATTGCTTCCAAATCATAATCATATTGCACTATCTGCGCTTGTGGTGCAGCTGTTTCAAAAGCCGTCTGCGCAGTACATCCCTCACCTCCACCAAATATTACAATCTTCTGCGCATTATTTCTAACTGCTAATCCTACCAATTTTGCATGATAAAATGCCTGGTCAGCCGCAGATGATTGAATCTCATTATTCATAATGAATACTTCCCCATATTCTAATGTGGAAACTAATTGTATATTGGCTTTGGATGTATGAATATCTGCGCGTAATACACCATGAAGTGGTCGACGTTCTGCTGAACGCCCTGGTTCATTTGTCATAAATATCTCCATTTACTCTCTAATTGCTCCAGACCTTTAGTCTGCTATGAAGCAGGCAGACCAACCTAAACTCTTCTTGAGAAAATTGATTTAGAGTTTGGCTCGTAAGTTCTGCACACAAGCCAATCTAAACTACATTCAGAATGCCATCAGGTTTTAATGAACACTCTTCCGACATTGAATCCATTGTAGGAGTTCAATTTGGCATCTTCTCGCCTGAGGAAATTGAGCGGCGTTCCGTTGTTCAAATTACAACCCAAGCCACCTATGAAGGCGCTGAGCCCAAAATCGGCGGTCTATTTGACCCCCGTATGGGTGTTCTGGATAATGGAAAACAATGCGCCTCTTGCGGTCAGACCAATCACGGTTGCCCTGGACACTTTGGTCATTATAAGCTAACACGCCCTGTATACTACTTCCAGTTCTTTGAGACCATCCTAAAAGTTCTGCGTTGCGTTTGCATGCGTTGTGCCAAGCTCCTAATTGACAAAGACCAGGCTGCACTTGCACTTGGTCGTAAACGTGGCGAGGCTCGTTGGAAAGAAGTAACCAAACTCTGTTCTGCTATTACACGATGTGGTCAACAGAATGAGGATGGTTGTGGTGCAATCCAGCCACATGCCTATAAGCGTGAAGGTATTGCCCGCGTTATGGCAAATTTCAGCACTGCTCTTGCAGAAGGTAGCTCTCAGCCACTTGATGTAGAGTATGTTCAACAGCTACTTCGTCGTATTTCCGATGAAGATGTTGACTTCATGGGATTTAATCATCGCTTCTGCCGTCCTGACTGGATGATTTGCAATGTGCTTGCAATTCCTCCTCCTCAGGTTCGCCCTTCTGTTGTCCAAGACAACAATCAGCGCTCTGAAGATGATCTCACCCATAAGCTGTTTGAGATTATCAAAGCGGATAAAATGCTCGCTCAGAAGATTGAGAATGGTGCCTCCAAATATGTTATTGATGAACTAACCAACGTTCTTCAATACCATATCGCGACTCTGGTTGATAACCAGATCCCTGGTGTTGCCCCCTCCGCTCAGCGCTCTGGACGCCCCCTCAAGTCAATTCAGCAACGTCTTGGCTCTAAGGAAGGTCGTATCCGCTTCAATATTCAAGGTAAGCGTGTAGAGTTCTCTGCACGTTCAGTTATCACACCTGACCCTAATATCTCCATTGGAGAACTAGGTGTTCCCTTGAAAATTGCCATGAATCTGACTGTTCCAGAACGTGTGACTGCATACAATCGCGACAAGCTATATAAGTTTGTCCAGAATGGTGCAAACACATATCCTGGTGCAAAGACTCTTGTGCGTGCAGATGGACGCATGACCAGTCTATGCCATATCAATACCCGTGAGATTGTTCTCTACGCTGGTGATGTGGTACACCGTCATCTTATGGATGGTGATATTGTACTCTTTAATCGTCAGCCTACGCTCCATAGAATGAGTATGATGGGACATCGTGCTAAGGTTCTACCTTATAACACGTTCCGTCTAAATGTTTCTGTGTGCTCGGCTTACAATGCGGATTTGTAGAAGGAATAGGTCTAAAGCCCGCAAACATCTAGCAGTTAGTGAAATGTCTGGAAGCATTTACAAGATTACCTGTACTCCTACAGGTAAGTCTTATATTGGTCAGACTTGTGATTTAAAATATAAAAAAGATGTTCCATTCAATTATGGTCCAACTGGTCGTTGGAGCGACCATGTCTCTAAAGCACGACACTCGGATTCTCCCTTGTCTATTGCAATACGAGAACATGGACGTGATAACTTTCAGATTACAACCCTTGAAAAAGGTGAGTTAAATACACTTGATGAATTAGAAGCAAAGTGGATTGCAAAAGAGAATACATTAGTTCCTAATGGTCTCAATGTCGCAAAACATGGTCGCAATAAACATCATGAGTATTCTACACTCTCCCTATATTACAAGGGTAAAGTTGTATCTGGAGTCCTACGACCAATACGCAAAAATGGCATAAACAAACTTGTATATCTTGTAGTCCAATTACAAGATGGTTCAAAGCAGCGGATATGTTTTGGTCAGCATGCTGACCATGCATTTGAAGATGCAATGAATGATGCAAGAGAGTTTGCAAATACCTTGGAATGCCCTATTACAGAGTGTTTCAACAATACATTTGCACAAAAATACGCCAAGAAGCTGGACCAATTTAATGAAGCAACCATCTCTACTATTCGTATAACAACTGCATCGTCTCTCATAGCATTATATATTACTGCAGAAAGAGATGATGTAGTGTCTACTACACGAGTATGTTTTGGTGGAAAAACAATATCACAAGATGACGCATATGTAAATGCAAAAGAATTTATATCTCTTCTAACTGTTCCAGATGATTGCACAATCATTGACCAGATTCAGAAAAGTTCGCAACAGGCGACTACTGTATAGGATGTAGCAATCTCCTATATGGGAAAAATAGTGTAAATGCTACTGTGGGTTATATCTCTCCAATATAATCTGTAATATAATCGCCTAGTATTTAGTGACAGCAGCCCCTAAATGCAAGACCCTCAAATTCAGGGAAACCCCTAAAGCTCGTTGATACTAACTCTGCTGTTGAAAAACACAGAGGGCTGCAGAGAAAGTCTGTAAGATATAGTGACAACGCAACGAGATGTGAGCCGCAAGGTAAACAATGGGCAATCCTGAGCCAAGCTCCTAAATACTACAAGTATGTAGTCTATGGAGAAGTGTGCAACGACTAAATGGGGGTCGGTTGATGCTATATATCAGCTTAAGATATAGTCTAGTCCCTTATGAAAATAAGGGTAGAAACGTTTGACGGAGATGAAATGAATATGCACGTACCGCAGTCGTATGAAGCCTCTACAGAACTAGAGGAAATCACTGCGGTACCACACCAAATTATTACCCCACGAGATGCCCGACCAATTATTGGTGTAGTGCAGGATACTCTCGTGGGCACTTACCGCCTGACTCGCCCAGGCAACCAATTCAATAAGCGTGAGTACATGAATCTCATGATGTATAATAAGCGATTTGATGGTACTACCCCTGAAGCTCGCGAAGGCACAGCCGAGGCTCCTCGCTGGACAGGTCATCAGGTAGTCTCTCGCCTACTCCCTCCACTCAACATGGAGATGGCGAATGGTCTCCATGACGCTGCCCCTGGCACACAGAACTTCGTCAAAATCCGTGAAGGCGATGTCCTCCATGGCACCTTTGACAAAGGTATCTTCTCCAAGGCTTCCAAAGGTATCATCCATACCACCTATAATGATTATGGCTCCAAACAAGCTGTCGACCTAATTGACAGCTTGCAGAACACAGTCGAGTCCTACCTTATCCTAAATGGTTTCTCTGTAGGCATTTCTGACCTGGTAGCCGATAAGGATACGAATGACAGAATGCAAGAAGC